CCGTCCAGCGCCGCCGCGTATTCGGCTTCGCTCACGCGCTTGTCGTCCGTCCAGTCCATAAAGCGCAAAAGCGCCGCCTGTTGCCATGTCGTGAGCCTGTGCCGGTTCGCCAGTTCGGACAGACTTTCCAACGCCGGGGCTTTTTCCTGTTCCCACGCGGAAGAGGTGCCCGTCTGGTCCGGGTCGGCATGTTCGGGAGCGTCTTTATCCGGGGCGTTTCCGACCTGTTCCGTGCCGTCCGTCGCGGCAGTAAGTGTTTCGGGCGTCGGTTCCATACGTTCCGTTTCTTCTCTTTTCTTAGCAGCCATGATGGCCTCCTTCCAATGTAGGGTTGATGGTAAATGACGGAATCAGCTTTTCCGCCTCTTCGCCGGTAATCCGCCAAATAAACGTCAGTACGAAAAGGCGGTTCACCTTGCTGAACACGGCTATGACTTCATCCCCGACGCGTTTGTCCGGCGGACGCCCGAACGTTGCCTTGTCCGCCCGGACCTTGACCCAGTTTCCCCGCGCGTCATTGGCTCCGCGCGGCAACTTCGCCACAAAGTCCCGGCTGAACGTTTCCAGCCAATCCGGGTCTTCGGCCAACACATTGGCGGAAACAGTCTGCTCCACTTCGTAAAGTTCCCGTTTTCGCCAATGTTCCGTTTTCGTGCGCCATGTCGCCAATTTGCGGCCGGTGCGCCGGTATTGTTCCGGCATGAATTGCAGTTCAATCCGGGGGCGGTCCATGGTCAGGTTGTCTTTCTTCGTCAGGTCGATAACGCGCCCTTCGGGCAGACCGGCGGCCAGCGCGACGGCGCTTATGATACGGGTTGCAAAGTCTTGCATCATTTCCCCCGGAACGCCCCGGCCATGAATTCCGCGATGGTTTCCTTCACTTCGTCCCGGTCGTCCTTGGAAACGCCCAAATAAGGCCGGGCCGGAATGGTCACTTCCTTGGCAGAAACCATGCTTCCATCACGTCCTTTGAAAAGCAGTCGTTTTGCTTTTTTAGGGCGTATTATGCCGCCTTTTTGGTGAATCCGGGCGTATTTCAAATTGCTTCCCACCAGAACCTTATCCCCGGCGGTCGCGTAATCTATGGAGTTCCGAAGCCTCGCCGTGTCCGTAAGCGTCTTGCCGCCTTCTTCCTGCGCCCGCCGCGAAGGTTCCCACGGTGTCCCGTCCGGGGCCTTTTCGGTGTCGAACCGTGCCAGCGTGCCGGAAACCAAGGCTTCCCCCACGCTGTCCAGCAGAGCTTGCCGATTGGAAAGGTTCCGGCCCGCCCGGTTCAAGGCGCGGTCAAGGCCGCCCCAGTTTAGTGATACGCCGCTTTTGTCCGCCATGACTACAGCCCTCTCAAATCAAACAACGGCGGTCGGGTCACAACGGCGAAACTCGGCTCTTCCCGGTCCGGGTGTGCTTCGCCCAGCGGCAATTTCAGCTTGCCCGCAGCTATCCGGTTCAAAAGGTCAGTGCAGTATTTCCACTGTTTTTGCAGGGGAAGCCATTCGTTATCGGAACCCGCTTCCGTATCCATAAGACTGGTAATAGCCTCGACAACGCGGTAGGCGCTGGTTACGGCGGCGATGTACCGGACCAGTTCCGGCACGTTCGGCCACGGTTGCGGATACCTGTAGGACAGGGCGTCCCCGACTTCACCGGAAACAGCTTCAATGGTCCGCTCCACAATTCCCGGATTTTGTTTCTCGCACGCCTCCACATATTTGACGTGGAGCAAGTCAACGATGGCGGCGCGGTCGCACAAAGGCATGGACACCCCCTTTCCCGGCGTTTTAGACTAGTTTTAGACTAGTCTAAAAGTTTTACCCCTCCGTTGCCCGCCCCGGCGCGTTTTTGCTGCTCCGGGGCGGATTCAGGACTAATCAACGACAACGGCCTTGCATATCGCGCGGGACGGACGCGCCGGGAGAGGTTTTGCCTGCCCGATAAGCATGATTCCACTGTCGTCGTCGCGGGCTACAGGCACAATATGCAAGGGGACCGCCGCGTTGTTGGCGCTTATGGAGTCAATGGCGCAATACCAGACTGCGCCGGGCTGATTCGTCGCCACGGCCAACAGGGTTTTGGGGTCTTGTTTGGGAAGCCATTCCGTTTCGTCGTTCGGGTTCGGATAGGTTTCATCCATGAAGCGAATCGCGTAATTCCCTACCGTGATACGGCCCTGTTCAAGCTGAACCCGGTAAGGCTTGTTTTCCGTGGTGGCCGTGTAGCCTTCCACGATGCCCAACAAGACGGACACCACGTCCGAACCGGCCCAGAATTCGATATTTCCGCCCATTCCAGCCTGTTTGACAGCCAGTTCCATTCCCCGGAGCAGTTTATACATATCAGGCAGTCTGGACGCGGCGGTCAGCTTGGCGGCGGGACTATAGGAAAGCAGTTCGCCGTAATCCACTTCATAGGTCTCACGGCGTCCGCTTTCCAGTTCTACGGGCCACGTCAGCTTGCCCGTGGTGGCGACCACGGAACACATGGCTTCCGTCGTGTCGCGGACGGCCCGGCGAATCTGTTCCACTTTCCGGGTTCGCCACGCCGCCACAGCAGCCTGATTGCCGAAAATAACCTTCAAGTCGTTGAGTTCAGCGGCGGTCACGGGAATTTTGACCTTCACCGGCAGCGGGGCGATGAACTCCATGTCCGCCGATTCTCCTTTCAGGGAAATAGGCGTTCCGTCGCGGCGTACCACCGGGACCGTCTGGACCACTGAAACAAGATTCGACACGCCGATAAGGGGCAGCGGGTGCGTGGGGCGCTGTTTGAACAGCGCGTCCATGATGGTGGTTTCCATGGCCGGAAGGACTTGCAGCGACGACGCCACAGCTTCCGGCGTAAAAATGCCTTTCAGATTTACAAGCATAATTATTCCCCCATGTTGGACGAAATTAGACGGCGAAGACGCCGCGTTCAGCCAGCTTGGCGAGTTGCGCCCCACTGGGAATCATATTGTCGCCGGTCTTGAGAATCCGGGCTTTGACCGTGCCGTGGACCACGGAAACGGCGCTTTTTTCCGTCGCGGGGTCGCAAGGCTTGTCCACCACGGCTTCCGGGTAAAACGTGTCGGCGTCGGTTGAAAGATACGGCTCCCACGCCACTTCGGCGGGATTGGATTCAGCAACCTCAACACGCTTGAGCAAGGTTCCTGCCTCCAGTTTGCTTTTGACCGTATCAGCCAGCGGCAGGGCGTGCAGAATGACCGGATGGTCGTCCGTGGCGGCGCGTTCCCCGCCAATCTTCATTTTTCCGATGACTCCTTCGTTCATGGCGTCGGCTCCTTACAGTTTGGCGGCCATTTCGTCCGGGTTGTACGCGGGGACTCGTCCTCCAGCGTGGGCGGGGTCCGGGGCGGCAAAGTCCATAAAACGGTCGTCCACAGGGCGGGATTCCAGTTCCCGAAAATAGCGTTCCTCAAGGGTCAACTTTTCCCGTTTTCCGTCGGGCGCGGCGAAGTCCACCGTTTCGGCCTTCGCGCCCAACATGGCCGCAAAACTCACCACGTCCGCCACTTCGGCGGGCTTGACCTTCCCCGCCTTCACCAGTGCGGCCACGCGGGATTCGCGGCGGTCCGCCTCGATCTTGCCCTTGTAGGCGCTGAATTCGGCGGCAACGTCTTCCGCCTGTTTTTCGGCGTCCGTCTTGGCGGCTTCCGCGCTTGCCTTGGCCCCTTTGACCTCTTCCAACTTCTTTTTGAGGTCGGCGTTTTCCGCCTTGAGTTGGGCGTTTTCGGCCTGTAGCTGGCCCACCTGCCTTTGCAGTTCGTCCGGGTTCATTCGGCTTTCTCCTTCGGTTGTGACGGCTTCCGCGAAGTCCACGGTTATGGCGTCCGCGCCGTCGTTCAATTCCACGGCCTGCAATCCGTCAATGGCGGGTTGCGCCGCCCCCAACAACGCCACATGCCGAAGCGTCACGCGGTCAGGCATGAGGGACATGGAAACGTGGCGGTAATGCTTTTTTGCCACTAAATCTTTGACCACGCCCGGAACATGCGCGAACAGCGCGAACAATTTTGACCCTTCCCGTTTGAGTGTTTCGACCCATCCGAAAGCAGGGGCGGCGTCGCTTTTCGGATGTCCGAACACCAGCGGAGCATCCCGCTTGGCCGGGTCATAGGCCGTCGCTATGGCGTCAAGGTCCGCTTCCGTGAAACGCTGGGGACGTCCGGCGCTGTCCGTGAACGTCCCGGTTCTGGCAATCTCAATCCATTTTTTCCCGTCCACTTTCGACCTCCTTATGGCTGGCCGTGGCCCGCTTGCCGTACGGTCTGTTGACTCTTGCCTAGCAAGAGGCTATTTTGAAAACATGACTAATTTTTTTGACCTTGCGTCCCCGCGCGAAGCCGCTTTTCAATTCGCGTCCGACGGTGAAACGCCTTTGAACGCGGAAGAAATAGCGTTCGCGCGGGACCTTCTGAATAAGGACAAGGATCATAACCTTGTTTGTCTTGGTTTTTTGTTCCTGTCCCGTGGAGACAAGAACAAAGCCCGCTCTTTCTTTGACCAGATACAGGACCATGACCGGCAAGCCGAAGTCGCCTTGTTACTCGGTGAGCTTGTAGAAGCCTAACCACTGGTCAAAAGCCCCTTCCGAATAATTGGTCTTCCCTAACACTTCCCGAATGGTGGATTTGTTCGCTTTGGCTTTCCCGTTTCGTGAAAGGTAGTCCGTTATGGCCGTGAGGTAGGACTTGCGGTCTTGCGTCCGGCATACTTCCTCAAAATAGGCCAAGGCTTCCGGGTTGTCGGCCACGCCCAGCACTTCAAGCAAGCGGTCAAAATTACGGATATACCCTTTGTACCCGTACCCATCTTTCAGCACCTTGGCCTGATGAGTCGCCTTGCCGCCCAAGGCTTCCATAAAGCGGGGATAGGTCCGACGGGCGACCCATTGCGTTACGGTTTCCATCATGCGCCGGGAAACTGTGTTTTGCCCTCCGGCGTTCGTGGGCGTCTGACGGTTATGGACGATTTCATGCCAGAGCGATTCGACCGAATATTCTTCGTGAAAAGTAAGCTGTTCGCCCTTAGCTATCTTGTTCCATGCGTTTTTCAGGTTCGCGGCGGGGTTGAACGTGCCGCCTTCCATGGAAAAATCGCGCTGGCTGATCCAAAAGTTGCCGCGTGAGTTCGTCGCCATGAAATAGCTTTCGCGGTCGAAGGCGACGTTCCGAACGGCCCCGTTTGCCATAAACGGCGAAGCGTGGTCATGAATCTGTTTCGCTAGTTCCTCATTGGTGGAAACCGACTTGATGATGCCTTTCCCGCGTTGTTCCTCGTAGCTTTTCGGTGTCAGGTCCGGGTATTTTTTGAGGTCCAGACCGTCCAGCCAGTCTTTGCCGGGATTGGATCGAAAACCCTTGTCCGCGCCGGGGAAATGAACAAAGTATTCCATGCCGGTTTTAGGGTCCGTATAGACGCCCGGCCCCGGCATATTAGTTTGTACGTCCAGCCCCATGGACCGGACTTGCCGGGCGGACAGCGTGCGAACCCCGCACCGGCAGCGGAATCCATTCGGCGGGTAATTCGCGGCCCAGAATTCATGGGCCGCCGGATACACAAGCAAATGTAATATGGCGTGCCCGGGGCGGGTTCGCTTGTCCAGAATCGCCAGATATTGCCAGTAAGGCCGGGACGCCTTGACCGCCTGCATTTTTTTATAACGCCCGGCGGCGTAGGCCGTTTGCATGTTCGTGCGGAAAATGTTTTCCACGCGGTAGCCGTGCCAACCCTCAGCGGCTATGGCCCCCGCAATCCGCCCCTTGAAGTCTGCCAGCGTTTCCCCGTTTTCAAGGGCCGCTTGTATGCCGTCGCTCACTAGCTGCACAAGGTCCCGCCGGGCCAACCCGGATACATAAAAAGCCCGCTGTTTGGCCCCAGCCCCCAGCGCCTTGGCTTCCGCGTCCGTCAACTTCGCCCGTTGCCGCCAAAATTCGATGGCCGCGTCCGGGTCGACCGGCTTTGCTATGACTTCCGGCCCCAAGATGCCCATGGCTTACTTGTCCTCTTCCGCTTCGGCCTGAACCGCAGCCGCGCCGTGTCCGGCGGCGGCTGTCATGGCGCGGGCCAGAAGACGTTCCAGCGCGTCCGGTTGCATGGACGGGGCCAAGAGTTCCACAAGCGCAAGTTCCAGTTCGTCAAAGCTGTTCGCTTCGTTGATGGCTTTCTCAACTTCCGTGACAAATCCCGCGCTTGTCTTGAGCGCGTCGGGAAGCATCTTTTTTATGGCCGCGTCCAGATTGCGCTGGGCCTTTTCCGCCAGCGTGGGAGCTTCCGCCGGAGCGGCGAAGTTCGCCCCCGGCCCCTGCGTCCGTTCTTCCGCTGGGCGGACCGTAAATTCCGAATCCTTGAGGCCGTAATTTTCCTTGAAGTGTTCCACCGTGAACACCACGCCAATCTTGGTCAATTTTTCGTCCAGTTCGGCCCTCGTGTTCAGGTTTTCGGGTTCCTCATATGCCGCAAGAGGAGCCAGAATCCCCGCTCCGGCGTTTACTTGCGCGTAAAGCCATGCGATTTCATTCCATGCGTCGGTCACCATAGCTTTGTCGGCGTCGGCCAAGTCGTCCGCCACGTCCTTGTGGGTTTCGGCGGCGGCTTGACTGTTCTTGCCTTCCATTTCCACAGTGAGCGTCTGCCCCATAAGAATTTTGCTTATGGCCCGGTCTTGTCGTGACAAATAGGCTTCGTGCAAGGCGTTTTGCGTTTGTCCGGCGGTCAGAAATTGCACCTTCGCGCCTTGGGGAATCACGGCCACGGCGTCCTGCACCATGCGGGCAAGGTCCGCCGCCATGGCCCGCTTTTCCCCTCGTTCCGCCTGTGCCGGGGCCTCCCCGACAATCCACGGCATACCGTGCCGCTCAATGAAACGAGCGTAGAACTGCAATCCCCCGCGTTTGAACGCGACGGGCCACAGACACCGGCTTAAAAGACGCAAGCCGTAAGGGTTATCATATGTTGCATGGTGCTGGACAATGACGAATTTTCCGGCGGGCAAGGGGCGCGGTTCCGCGCATACTCCCCCATAGGTGCCGATGAAAACGGGATTATTGGTCTTGTCGAATCCGAACCAATGCGGCGGACGCGCCACAACATCCACAAGATGCCACCAGTTTTCGCCCCGACGCCAGACAAGTTCCAAGGGCGTGAATCCATAAAAAGGCGCGTCAAGAATCCCGCTGATGATGGTCCGAAGGTTTGTCCGCTCCAAATCACGGGTAAAGCGGCGGTACAGTTCTTCGGCTTCGGGCGTTGCGGGCTCCCCGTCCAGCGCCCCGGCCCGGAAGGTGAAATGAGGACAGTTCAACACGCGATTTTTGCGGGACAGGGTGGCCGTGGTCACTTGGTCGTCGGCGTTCAGGTCCGCGAGAATGGACGATTCATCTCCACGCTTCCGCAACACGGGGTCCGGGTCTGGCAAGACATTCAACCAGCCTTCAAGTTCTCCCAGCGTGACGCCCGCGTTTTGCCGCGTGGCAAGCTCCGTTCCCAGTTCGATGGATTGAAAGGGCCGGAACGTGCCGTCCGGGTAATACAGTCCCCCACTCATAACGTCCCATCCTGCCCGCAAAACGACATACAAACGTGAACCATGCAAAAAGCCTCCGTTTCCCGTCATAATGACGCAAAAGCGGAGGCTTCGCCCGGAAAGGACGCGTTCCATGCAAGGAATTTCAGAAGCCGGAAAATGACATCCCGCCTGTTATCGGAACGCCTTCATATTCCCAGCGTTCCACGCTTCCCAACTTCTCCCGCGCGTCCACCAGCATGGCGGCGGCCACGGCGCTGTCGCCGTGGCGATTGCCGGTTTTATCCGTCGTGCGCTGTTCAGGCACGCGGGCCACGCCTTTGACCACGCGCAACAGCCGAAAATCGGAAAGGACCTCTGCCCGCTTGGGCAAAACCAGCGTCTTGTCCTCTATTCGCGCCTTGAGCTTGGGCATGGTTTCCCTGTACCATGCTTCGCTGATCATGACTTCGCGCACGCGCTCCGGTCCGTATTCCTGCCGGGCCGCTTCCGCCAAGGCGGACCCGTTGCCGCGTGCGTCAAGGGATATGCCGGAAAAGCGGGGCAACGCGTCTAGAATGCCGAACAAAAGCTGTTTCTGGGTTCTGTGAGGGCAATCCCGCAATTCAAGCACGAAAGGCGGCACAAGACGCAAATCCCGCGTTTCCGTGGCCGGGATAAAAACGGACAAGTCGCCGGAACGCCCAAAGTCTTCCCCGGCGAAGTGCGCGCAATCAGTAGGCAGGGCGTCAAGCAGCGGGGCAAGATGTTCCGCGAACCAGCCTTTTGTATAGGTCGCGGCCACTGGGCCGGGCCAGTCCACAAAGTCGGGTGCTGGGGGCGTCCACGTCACCAGCGGCACGTCGGGGGACAGGCACGCTTCAATCATGGCTGTGATCAGATAGGCCCCGCTGGAACGATTCGGGATACAAAAAAGTTCTTCGTCCGCCCCTTCGCCGTAATCAGCTATAATCCCGGCACGCCACGCCTCTTCGCCTTCCTTGCTCCAAGGCTGGGGCGGATTCGACCGTTTGCATATTGTTCTGTACAGACCGTCAGCTATAGCGTCGTCAAGCGTCGTGCGGTGCAAACTGTATTTGCGGGCACCGGCCCGAATATCTTTGACTAATTCATTGAACGGGTTTTCTTCCCCGTTGTGCGTTGACAGAATTTCGACGCTTCCGCCCCACATGAGCAAAGCAAAGGCCGCTTTCATGAGTTCGGGCAAATCGTCAACGAAGGCGGCTTCGTCAATCACGACCCGGCCTTGTTTGGAACGCAGGGAGCGAGGCTCCGAAGGCAGACCCCACACGTTGAACCCGGACGCGAAGCGAACCCGGTAAACGGTTATGTCCCTGTCTTCATCCCGCAAGACCAATTCTTCCGCGTCCCCGGCCACGACATTGAACACTTTCGCCCAGTACGCGCAATCACGGACGAAAGTTTGTGTCATTTCTTTATTATAAGACAGATAAAAAGTATCTTGTCCGCCCGCTTCCTTGCTTTGGGCCGCTTCCAGCACGGATTCCAACGCCACGCAATATGACGCGCCGATGCGGCGGGACTTTTCCCAAACCTTGACCCGGCTTTTGTCCGCAACCCAGCGGCGTTGGTAGGGAATCAGCACGTCCGCAACGCTTTTCATGCGTCGCCCTCCGCTATGCCCAGCGCCTTGTAAATGCTTTGGGCCGTGTCTTTGGACAGGCCGCGCCGTTTGACTTCCTCCGGCTCCGTTTCTTTGGGAAGGCTGTTTTCAAGTTCCGCAACAAGGTCAAGGCAACGCTTCACATCCTGAACCGTAGCCGTGGTAATTTTGGACGGGTCAGCAAGAGCAAGGCCCAGCTTGAGTTCCACAGCTTCCCGAAGCGCGGCCACGGCGTCCGCCCGCGTGGCGATTTTGGGCCGGGCCGGGGCGGCGCTGGGGATTTTGCCAGCGGCGACGAGTTCGGCCTGTTTCAAGGCCAAACCTTCCAGCGACGCGACGGCAAAGGCCATTTGTGAGGCTTCCTTGCCGTCTTCGGCGTTCAACAGCAATTCAAGGGCCACCTTTCGGCCCTTGATGGTATTGACGCGAATATCGCTTTCCGCTTGGGCGATTTCTTCCCGTTTGGCCCGCCAGCCGTATTTTTCCGACCAGCTTTTCAGCGTGGTTGCTGATACGCCGGTCAACTCCGCCACACGGACGAAACTCAGCCGGTCAACGCAATAGAGTTCTTGCGCCCGCCAGACGGTTTCCGGTTCGTATTCCCAGCCCATACGCCGCCCCTATATGCCCAGTTCTCGTTCCAAAATGACAATTTTTTTGTTCACGCCCCGAAGTTCCAGAATTTTTTCGTTCAAACTGATTCCCAGCGCCATGACGTATTCAGCGTCAATGTCCGCAATATCTCCGGTAAGAGGCAGAGCGGCGCGAATGGAATCCCGATGGCTGGCCGCCTCCGCTTCCACAATTTTACGAACACGCCGCAATTCTTCACGCTGACCCATGTGTTCCGCCCGTTCGCTCATTTCAAATGCTCCTGTGTTCAATGATGGCCGTCAGCCGTTCAACCGCACGCGTGTTGTTCACGACAAGGGTTTGCAGGTTGTCGTTCATACGTTCGTATGCCTTCACAAGACTGACGTTCTTTCGGTAAAATTCCGCCACTTCCGCGTGCTTTGCGCCCATGTCGTCCAGAATCTGTTGCGTGTCGTGTCGGTATGTTTCCACAATATTTTCCATACGCTTGGCGTGCTTGTAGTTCATGACGAAAGCCACAATAATGACCAGCGCCGGAATGGCAGCCGCCAAGAGGACAATTCCGGGCAATCCAAGGGCAATCATGCTTCGGATAAGCGGTTCCGCCGCGCTGATGGCGGCGCTCAATTCACTCGGACCCATGTTTCCCCCGTGCCTGATAACAGCATAATGCCGCCTTCAGGCCGTCGATATATGCCCGGATTTTGTCGTCACGTTCCATAAGCCGGGCAGTGTTGGCCGGGCTTTCCAGTGACTCTGCCGCGTCCAGTTCAGGCAAGGCCGGAGTGACCGGGACGGGACAGTCAGGCAAGTTGAGAATGAGCGGCGCGGCCTGTCGCTGGCCGCAACCGCTACAAAGGGCGATTGAGACGCCCAACAACACGACGGCGCGTTTCATCGTCCACCACCTCCCCCCGCTCAAATTCAGGCCGGGGGCGCGGCTTGGCCTGTTGCATGATGGCCGTCCGTTCCGCCGCGTCCTTTTCGGCTTTCGCCGCTCGGTCAAGACAGGTCCGGGCGTTTTCCGCTTGAGCGTTCGCTTCCTTCCGGTACTCTTCCGCAGCCGACTTCCATCCGTCACGCTCTTTTTCCGTGACGGCATGATTCCGGCGTTCGGCTTCTAGCTGACCATTCACATGGTCAAGCCGCCACATAAGCAAAGCCAGAACAAAGACGATGATGAAGCCCGCAAGCGCGACCTTCACGGCTGGCCTCCTTCCGCAGTGATGCCGGGCCCCCAGCCCGCGCGGATATAGGCATACTGGCGTTCCTTGAGGATAAGCCGTGGATAGGCGCGATTTTCCTTCCATGCTGCTGCGCTTCGTCCGGCGTTGACCGTGGCGACGTGGCCGAACCAGCGTGCGGGATCAAGGCCCCGCTTGCCCGCCAGCCGTTTGTCACGATTGACCCAGCCCGCGCCCCCGTTGTACGCGCTCAAGGTGAAAGCCATTCGCTCAAAGTCCGTCGCGCCGTCCGTGCGCTCCCAAAGCCATTTGTCATAGGTGCAAAGCGCCCGAAGGGACCAACCGGGATTGAACGGCGCGGGTTTGCCGGTTTCCGGGGCCACGCTGGGAAGCCAGCGGGCCGTGGACGGCATGAACTGCGCCAAACCTTGCGCCCCGGCATGGGATACAGTGTCGTTTTTCCACCACGATTCCGTGTGGATTTGAGCGGCAAAGACCGCGATGGGCGCGTCCAGTCCCCACACCATGCGGGCGGACCGCACAAGTTCCGTCCGGTACTGGACGGCGGCGCGGGGGATGCTCACTTCGGCGGCGTGCGCCTTGCTGCAAAACGACGCAAAAACGGCAAGCGCGAACCAGAAGCCCAGCCCCAGCAAAAACCCGGCAGCGGCCAGTTGCAGCGAGTCCCTCACGGTTTCCCAGAAAGACAGCCACGCCCAGCGGCACGCCGCTTTCACCGTGCGCCGCATGACTACAGCCCCAGCGCCACGGCCAATACAAAAGCCGCGATAATCAGCGCCCGACGCGTCATAGCCGCGCAAAATGGGCCGTGATAGCCGTTGCAAATGGGAAAATCAGGCTTGCCGTCTTCGCCTGCGGCATCCGGGTTTTCCCGCCAGTCCCGGTCCAGATAGCCGGACGGCAAAGCGTAGGGAAACGCCAGAAAATCAAAGGCCATGCCCACAATGGCGGCCACGACGGCCAACCCCAGTTTGTAGGCAATGACCGGCCCCTGAACAGGCGACACAAAAAGCAGCGCCGCCAACAGCGCCGTTCCACACAAGATGAACAAGGCCAACAAATAACGGGGGTTGTGGAATACACGGTTTTTCATCGTCTTTCCTTCACGGTTTCCGCCCGTCCCTGCCGGGCCTATCCCGGCAGGGTTCAGAGAGGAGACAAGCCAGCGCGAAAAAGGCCCGTCCCGGCTATCATGCCGAAACGGACCTCTTTATGCCCGGAAAGGACGCGTTCCATGCGAACAAATTTACTCGTCAAAATTACTGCGAAGCTCTTTCACTTCATCCGAACGGACACGGACCGGGGTATCTTTGAGTTTTATCAGCTTACCTTCCGCTATGTAGTCATAGACCTGTCTTTCCGATATGTTGAGACAATAAGCTGCCTGCCGGACCGTCAGAATGTCATGGCGGGCAAGCATTTCTTGCGGCGTCAGCGTGTACGGTTGGTCTAAAGGTATGACTGAATAGCGGATAGGCAGCGGCGGCGGGAATCCTGCCGGGCGCTTCAACGTGCAATGGGCCGTGCAACCGACGCAACAAAATACGTCGTCCCGCACAAACCAGAACGGTTTTCGTTTCTGCCCGCAAAGCGCATATTTGCAACCCAGCCGCCGGTAAACGGCTCCTTCCGGTTCCGCGTTGTAAGGCCGCCAGCCTTCTTTCGTAAGGGTTACAATTTCCTGAATCAATGTTCTGGACATCTTCACCTCCCAAGAAAAAGCAGGGCGAACAGTTCCCGCGCTTCTTTCTCTGTCTGCGTCCGGCACTCCATGCAGCCCCGACGGTCAAGGCGTCTGCAACGGGCGCACCGGATACCCTGCAAGGCTTCCACAACCTCATTTCCGGTCACGTTGAACGAAGGCTGTTTTCGATGTTCTCCCTGTTCCGTCAAAGCCGCCCGGATTCTGGCCGCTTGTGCGCTTGTATTGCCCGGATAGCGTCCACTCAATACCATAATAGACAGTTGAGCGTTTCAGTTCTGGATGGGCCACGCAAAAGGCATGAATCGAAGAAAAACGACCCAGTATTTCCGCCCTCAAGGTTTCAGACGCGTTCACCGGCCACGTCTTCCTTGGTCTTCTTTCTATCGAATGCCTTTTCCCTGCGTTGCAAGTCGGAAAGCAAAGTGGAAAGCTGGTCCCGATTCTGCATCCACACGAAAATCGGAACGCCGAACGCTCGTTTGACTCGTGTATCCAAGCTGTTCATGGAATAGCCCAACTTTCTCCATATCGCTAAAATTTGTCGTTTTTCCGCCGCGTAGGGCATGGAATCAGTGATTTCTATAAAGTCCGGGCGTCCATGTGGCGTGACGCGCGGGTTCCGGCTTTTAGCGGGCGCGGTATAGACCACGCCGTCATGGACGGCGAAGTCATGGACCAGCCGGGATAGCTGGACGATGGACAAGCCAGCCGCGCTTTCCTTGCCAAACTCGGTACGCAGCCGGGCGCGGTAGGCTTCCTCGTCCATGTCCGGCAACTGTTTCCGTGCTATGGCGATTTTTGCATACAAGCCAAGGCGCATTTTCTTTTCATCCATTGCGGCTACCTCCCGGAATAATCACGTCTTCCACCGGCACAAATACCCGTTTTCCGCTCAAACTTACATTGACGACCCAGCGCCCGGCGTGGTCCAAAATGGGCGGCGTGTTGGTCCAAGTCCCCTCATAATACGGCATATCGTTATGCCAATGCCGCACGGTCACGCGGGACGGACAAGGAATGGCCGGGGTTGGGACCGGGGCGGGCAACGCGCCCAGCGCGGCTTCCACTACCAGCGCAGCCAGCTCGGCCCGGTCAAAAAAACAGGGTTTGCCGTCCGCCGTGTCAACCCAGCGCCGGGCCATACGGACCCGAAAAAAACCGTTCGGCCCACCGTATAGCGGAGCCGGGGACAACTCAAAGGCGACGCGCTTTGTGTCAACTTTTACACTGAATGAGGCGCAAAATTCGCGTTTATCCTTCACCATGACATTACCGAAAAGTCGTGTGCTTTACCCGGTCCTTCACTTCGGCCCGCTTGGCATTATTGAAGCGTTCCACGCTCCCCACAAGGTAGCCCGTTATCCGGCGAATACGTTCAAACCTCACGCCTTCGCCTATTATTGTCTTGCCGTCGCGTTCATGTTGCGGAAGTTGGCAATCCATAGGAGACATGCTGTTTTCTTTCATGAGGGTTTCTTTTGGCTGGCATCGTCAGGCCGAAGCCGCCACGCTTCGACGACCGCCCCATGTCGGGGCGGTTTCGCTTTTGGGATCAGCCTTTAAGTATGGCTTTCAGCCCCTTGGCCGCCGTGAACGCCATACGCCGCCCGGCGGGAAGCATAAGGGCTTCGCCCGTCCGGGGATTCCGGCCCTTCCGCGCTTTCGTAGTCTTGACGTACAACTTGCCGATGCCGGGCAACGCCACAAGCCCACCGTCCTTGAATTCCGTTTCCATGACGCCGCATAAACCATCCAGAACACGCTCCACAACAGCTTTGCTTTCCCCGGACGTGCAATGCACCTTTTCAATCAATTCAGCCTTGGTCATGTGTTTTTCTCCTTAGTAACGGATAAATTTTTCGGTTCTCTTTATGACAAGCTCTTTATTGTATCCGCAGTCCAACAAATCCGCTCTTGCCTGTCGCGCAATATCTGCAATGGCTTGTTTCCGTTCGTATGAATCTGCACTTTTCCAATCCTTACGGCTTACAAGGTCAGGTAGTGTTCCCGGATTTGCTTCTTTACTGAACAACAATTTTTCGGCAAAACGATTGCCTAGCGTTTCCACTTCTTTTTTGGTCAACCGGAAGCCCATACATTCCCCCTATGGCATCGGAACCGTGTCCTTTTTGACTTCAACAAAGAATCCGTCCGATTTCTGACGGCGAAGGCCCACGGTCTCCAGCTTTTCGTCCGTCCAGATTGTCATAGCGTCCTTGTTGACTTCTTCTTTTGTTCGGATTCCATCCATAAATCTGAACTTGTGCAGGCGTTCCAGCGTTACTTCGGCACTGATATTGTTTTGCTGGACAATCTTCGTACTCGCCCTGAACCCTATAATTCCGAAGCCAAGGTCAAGGCTTTTTGCTCCTTCCGGGAACAGTTCCTTCCGGTTTAGTGTGGCGAAAACAGCCAGCCCGGATTCAAGCTCTTTCCGGCGGGCCAGCAACGGGGCCGAAGCCTCGGCGGCTTTTTTTCTGGCGGCGTCCAGTTCCTTGTTCATGGTCACGGTCAAGGCATCCAGCTTACGGTCCAGTGCCGCTACTTCGGCCATGGTTCCTTCCGCCTGCTCCCGCGACTCGACAATGTGAGGATTTGGCTTGCTTCGTGCCATTACAGCGCCCCTTTGAGCAGCCCACGGGGAAAGACGCCTTCCCCGTGAATTTTCCGCCCAGAAACCAGCAAGAGAGGGGAAAACCTGACTTCCAGTTCTTCCGTTTCAAGGGTCACGACTCCGAGCCCCTTTTCCATCTGTTCAGCCTGTTCGGCGGCGCTTTCAAGATTGCGACGGCACGCCCGCACCAGTTCCGCGTCCTTTTCTTCCTTGGTGTTCCCCAAGATTTCCCCAAGGGCGCAATGAACGGATAAAATTTTTTCTTTCAGCATACTTCCTCCATACTGTTGACGTTCTCATTTTTCGTGACAGATTCCGCGCCGCCTTTTTCAAAGCGGTTAAGCAGCACGCGGCAGGCATCTATTATGCTCCGCGCGGTTTTAGGGGCGTAGGGGTCCGCGCACAGCATGAGGCGCGTAATGGTGGCCGCCGCCGTGCGTTCCTTTTGGAAGGGGTCCGATTCACGAATCGGCGGATAGGGGGTTTCAGGCGAAGCGGCGGCCTTGGTTGTTGCCCGATAAAGAATAGCCCGCTTTTCATTGCGCCCGGCGCGTTCGACATAGCCCTCGTTTTCCAGCCATGACACATATCGAAGGACTTGCGTATAAGATATGCGGGTCAGCATGGCGCAACCGGATATGTCCCAGCCGGGCTTTGAAGCGCGGACAAACCGCCACAGAACGGCGTAGGTTTTGGCTTCGCGGGGTCTGTGCTTGAAGTCGTAAGTAAAACATCCGGTCTTGGTTCGGTTGATTTCCCCATGTTTTGCCATGTTAGAAATACGGGTCCGCACAACAGCCTGTTGCCCTTCATTGGTCAGGCCAAGGACTTCATAAACTTGGCGGTAGCTTACTTCCCGCCCGCCTTCCCCCAAGGCTTGAACGGCGTTCCGAACCATTTCCAGCGTCACATTGGAAAATTCTTTATTTGCCATGACCGCCCCCTTTACTTCCGCCGCCAAGAATGGGCGGACAGCGCAGCATTCAACATCTTTTGATCCACGATGAAAGAACCGGAAGCCTTCGCGGATTTTTCAAGGAGAATCATCATATTACGGACAAGGCGGAAATCACCTTCCGTCTTTTGGGCAATCTCTTTTGCCAGCGCCAGCGGAACTTCCAGCCCGGCGGCCTGCATGGCGTACAAGGACACTTCGGCGGGGGATATGGGGCCGAATTCGACTTCATAGGCCACACGGGACCAAATGCGACGGCGTTCCGAAAGTAAGCCGAAAATGCCTTCTTCACCTATCAGGACAATGGGAACGCCCGTGGCTTCGTGAATGTCCCGCAAGTCTTCTATCCGGGCGATTTGAAGGCGGTCCGCTTCGTCAATAAACAAGGGCTTCCGGTCCTTTTCCAAAATCTTGACTATTAGTTCCTTGCAGCGGTTGCCGGTATGGCGCGGCATATCTTCATTTTTGCCGCGCACCTCAAACAACAAACGTTGAAGAAATGCCGTCTGGCTCCAACCCTGCCAAACACGCAAATAAGCGCCGCCCCGGCTGTAATGGTAACGGTCCGCCGCGACGGATTTCCCGCGCCCGGCCTGTCCGTAGGCCAGCACAAAGCCGGAAAGGCCCCGGTCCGCGTCCACAACTTCGTCCACGGCGCTGTCAAAACGGCCCATGGCTTCGGTTTCAATAATCGTTTCGCGCATCTTTTTTCCTCCGTGACTTTAGGCGGATTGAACCGCTTGACCCTGTTGTCGGTCGTAAAGCTCTCTGAAAGCGTCGTAACGGCGTTTCAGGTAGCGTTCATATTCTGGAGTTGATTCGTAGGATTCCATCCATGCGGCATCCGCCGGGACAAGTTCCAACTCTTGTTCAAAGCGGATGCCGAACAGGTAGGCGTAGCGTTCCGGGGCGTCTTTCCACGTTTTTAGGTCCGAGGGCGTATAGCCCGGACCTGTCTGCATAGCCGCGCGGGCGTGCGCCTTGGCCGCTTCCAGCGCGGCTTCCTCTTCTGGTGTGACGGACGGTTTCAGCGGAATGACTTTTGCGGTCTTTGGGGCCGCTGGCGTCGCGGATTCCAGCGCCGCAAGGCGCGCCCGCGTTTCGGGCAGGACAACGGCCTGTAACATACCACGCATGGTTGCCGTGCTTTCCCGCTCCTGTCCCTTTTTGAGTTCAAGAGCCGCCCGGAGTTCCAGCTTTTGTTCTTCTGTCCCCAGAATCCCCGCCGCAGGATGCACGCCGTAAGCGATACGGTGGTGTTCACGGTCAAGGGCCGTACAAAGGAATTCCCCGTCCAGTGTGAAAACAAGGACTTCATGGGGGGAAAGCTGGTCGTCGTAGCGGACAAGAACAGGGTGACGCCGGGAAGCCAGCCGTTCATGCCAGAACAGGCGTCCATTTAGGCGGAAACCGTCCTTTGTGATGGTACGGATTTCCTTCTGCATCATGAGCAGAGTCAACCGCTGTTCATCTTGCGGGGTCAACCCCACGCCGCGCCCGGCTTGAAACACTTCGGCGGGCGTGCGCCCGTGCAAATGCGTCCGGGGTTGGGAACGGTTCGCATAAGCCGCAAACCAGCGGGCAATTTGCGTATGGGTTTCTTCAAGCGTCAGGGGCCGTCCGCCCAGTTTTTCATAAAGCTGGCGGTGCAAGTCTTCGCCCCGCTTCATGCGGGCGGGCTTGTGGGCTATGTCATAGCCAGTATAAGAGGGCATCCAGACTTCAAGGTCGTGCATGGTCCCGAAAAAACGTTCAATCGGCTTTGACTGCCCGTGATAGGGCCAAGCGTGAATCACGGCGCAGCCAAGGTCTTTATACAGGCCCAAAAATCCGGCCTGCTCAAAGTCAACACAGCCCTTGAAGAACTTCGCCCGGAACGCCCGCCCGTTGTCCAGATAGACGACACGCGGGAACTTGCCCAACACAAGGCACGTCCGCCGGAAAGCGGCGGATATGCAATCTGTGTTTTCACTGGGCATAACTTCCCAGCCAAGGGGGTGGTTGGATGCGCCGTCATAAAACAAAAGCAAGGTCATACGCGTGGCCTTGCCCGTTTCCGGGTTCACTGTCTCAAAGTTGAGTGTGTGTCCGTCAGCGATAACGATGTCTCCAACGTCAACAAGAGCCCAGTCGCGCAAAATGGATATGGCGCATTTATCGTTCCACGCCTTCTTTCCTTCTCGCCACAGAGTCCATTCGTCGAAACACTCCGCCATATATGAGCGCACGAAACGGCGAACCGTGGGTTCAGACGGAACAAAAATTCCTTCCGCCTTGCACTTATTCTGCACTTCGCGGACGCACTGGCTTATGTTCGGCCCATTTGGGTTCAGGACATGCCCCAAAATTACAACGCGGTGACGTTCCGAAAGCAGGGTCCGCCCCTTATGGGCTACGCCCCGCTTGTCCGCCAGCGCCAGCACACTTCCGGCGCGGTCTTGCTCCAGCTTCCAGCGTTCAAGGGTTTTCCACGATACTGGCCCAAGTTCTTGCAATAGCTTGGGCCACGCCCCGCCCGTGTAGGCGACGATGAATTCCTGCTTTTGCGTGGTGGTCGCCCCGAACTTGCGTTGCCAAGTAAGGTACTGGCGAACTAAATCGGCTTTAGCCAACGCGTTATAACGCCGTCTGTCGTCCAAAATCGCGGAAGACGTGGATGGAGAAAGCAGGGGAACAATTTCGGAGCTTGAACACGCGGCCATCGCCTTTTTTTCTTCGGCGGCGCGAATGGCGACGCGGGTTTCTTCCGGCATGGAAGCAATCAGCCATTCATGACCGCCGCCCCGTCCGGCCCGTTTCCGAGATTCCCACTTACCCCGCGCACGCTTATCTATCGCCTGTTGGCTGACGCCTAGCAGCGTGGCGAGTTCACGGGTGGAGTATGCTGCTTTGATAGCCATGGCCGCACCTCAAGTTACACTGTGCTTCCGCCACGGCGTGGGTCACACAAAAGTTCTTCCGGCACACCCAACCCCCTAAGAGCTTTCAAGACGGAAGGGCTATGTCGATGGCCGTTCATGGTGGCGGACACCGTTTGCGGCGTAACGCCTGCTAACTCCGCAACATCCACGAATAGTTTTTCTTGACCGTCCAGAATCTTCTGAATTTCCCGCTTCACTTCGGCGCGAGAACGTCCATAGGTCTGAAATCTACTCACAACAAAACCTCCGCTTGCTTTTCCCTCCATGTGAGAGGCGTTGATAAAACCTAGTCGGGCTGGTATGGCTGATTTGTCGCGTGTTTTTTCAACTGCCCGCAAACTTATTTCTACACTTTTAGTTTGTTATGTCAATCAAAAGTGAGGTTGTAAGTTTGATTTTTTCCGGGCTCAAACCAACCCAAAGATTACAGATAGATATAAGAAATCTACGGTTGTAACTTTGGTTGTGAGTTCCGCCAATGAAAGATACAACTTGGGGAGCAACCCTACAGCGGCTTATGGAAGCAACCAATTCTCCTAATGATGCCACACTCGCTACCCGTCTGGGAATTTCAGCTCAGGCGGTGTACAATGCACGTAAAAAACAACAAATTCCGCCCGCTTGGGTCTTTGAGGCGGCTAAAACTTTTAGTGTGTCTACGGATTGGCTTTTTTTCGGGGAAGAGCCAAGCCAAAGAGACATCCCGCTAGAAAAGCAGGAAAATAGCCCCCCTCAATCGTTGGACAAGTTGGAAAGAGAACTGGATACAGAGAGAGAAGAAAGAAGGGCGCTGAGTGCGGAACTGCGAGAGGTCAGCGCGGAAAACCGCCAGCTTCACCGGGATAAGGCCGAATTACTAAAGGAAATAGGCGAACTACGGGCAAAGGTTGCCCGATTGGAGGAAGGCAAGAACAGACTCGCTGTTGCTAATGGCATTTCTTCGGAAAATAGCGGCGCAGCATAA